CGCAGAATTATCGCCGGGTGTGAGGGTCAAGACAGCAAACAAGCGCGCTGAAATATGGACGAATATGCGCTCATGGCTCAGCATTGGTGCTATTCCTGATGACCAGCAACTGAAGGATGATTTGACCGGCCCGCTATACTCCTTTGCCGCCGATGAAACACGCGTCCAGCTTGAACGCAAGAAGGACATGAAAAAGCGTGGGCTTGCATCGCCTGATGACGGTGATGCTCTTGCCTGCACTTTCGCACAGCCTGTCATGCCTAGGTTGCAGCCGGGCTATCTGAATCCAGAAAACTACGGGGTTAAACATGCTTCCGACCGATACTCAGAACTCGATATCATTTGACCAATATTGCCGCAATTCCGGCTTGGATCGCGATTGGGTGCGCAGAAATTATCCTGCTGTGGTGAACGCATGGCGTTCCGGATATCCTATTGTCATGCCGCCGCCACCTGCGAAGCAATACGACCGTTCTCGCGAAGTCTAGCCGCGATTCAACCCTAGCGCTGTAGGCAATATCACCTCCCATTATTTGGGAGATTGTGCCTTGTGCATGCCGAAAACGCCAAAAGTTCCGACCATTCCTGAACGGCAGGCGGTCAAGCTGCCTGATGCCGGTTCCCCGATCAGCAAAGACGCCTCAATGCGCCGTCGCGCCATCATGGCTGGTATTATGACTAGCCCGCAAGGTGTCTTAGGCAATCCGAATGTGTCGAAGCCGACGCTTGGATGAAGTCTCTTCGGGAAAAATGCGACCGCCGCTTGGTAGGAATGAAGTCGGTCCGCACGGATTATGAAACCGAGTGGAAGGACATTGCGCGTTTTGCGCAGCCTGCGCGCTCCCGCTTTCTATCCAGTGACGCAAACAAAGGTGGAAAGCGCCGTCAATCAAACAAGAAGCTGTTGGACAGTCATGGCATTGAAGCTTTCCGCACACTGACCAACGGAATGACCAGCGGGCTTTCATCTGGTTCTCGCCCGTGGTTTTCGTTGAAGCTGGAAGACGAAGCGCTGGAAGAAAGCGGTGCTGCGAAGCAATGGCTGAGCGAAGTCGAACGCCGTATGTATGCGTTCCTTGCAAAGACAAACTTCTACAGTGCAGTAAAGACCGGCTACGCTGAAATGGGCCTGTTCGGCACTGAAGCAACGGTAATGATGGAGCATCCCGTTCGGGGTGCGGTTTGCCATAGTTTGACCGCTGGAGAGTTTTGGATCGCGCTTTCTGACGCTCAAGTGCCTGAGGCGCTGTATCGTTCCTGCCCGATGAGTGTGCGCCAAGCGGTGCAATCATTCAAAGGGAGTGTAAGCCAACGCGTTCGCCAAGCCTATGACCGCTCCAATTATGATGAAATGGTTGATGTTTATCAGGCTATCGAGCCGAACGATGAACACATCGAGGGCAAGTTAGGTTCAAAGGCGTGGCGTTCAGTCTATTGGGATGACGGCGACGACCACAATTCAACGCTCCGAGTGTCGGGGTTTGAGGAGCAACCATTTTGGGCACCTCGTTGGGATGTGACGGGCGGCGATGTCTATGGATATTCACCTGGAATGGAAAGCCTTCCTGCACTGCGTGAACTTCAGCTTCAAGTGAAGCGCCGCAATGAAGCCATCGATATGATGGTGCATCCTGAAAAGATTGTTCCTGTTGGCATTCGGCTAACCGGACAGCCTCGCAATGTGGTTACGGCGTCAAATGTCGATAAGGACCAAGTGCTGATACCTTACCAGATGCCATATCAAGCCGTCGCTGCGATTGGTGAGGAAATTGTGAAGTGCAAAGAGCAGATTAATAGCCTGTCATTTGCCGATCTGTTCAACGCCATCACAAACATGCAGGGCATACAGCCGCGCAATGTCGAAGAAATAGCCTCGCGCAATGAGGAGAAACTTACTCAGCTTGGCCCTGTCATTGAACGTGTGGCTAATGAAAAGCTGGAAGTGGGCATTGACCGGACGTTTGGAATTATGTCGCGTGGCGGGCTTCTGCCTGAGCCGCCTGAGGAACTTGCTGGCCAGCCAATCAAGGTCGAGTTTGTTTCCATCCTGACGCAAATGCAGCGCATGGTTGGGCTTGGACAGATCGAACGGACAACGGCGTTTATCGGCAATCTGGCAGGGGCTGTTCCTGAAGTCTTGGATAAGCTGGACACTGATGAACTGATTGATGAATATGCTTACCGTGCTGGCGCACCTGCAAAGATTATTCGCGGGGCTGATGCTGTAGCTGAAATCCGCGAGGGTCGCGCTCAACAGGCACAAACACAACAAGCTGCCGCAATGATGCCTGCCGTTAGGGACGGCGCAGATGCTGCCCGCTTGCTTGCTGAAACCGACATGGGCGACAAGTCTCTCCTTGATACGTTGGCTGGCGCATGAAGGGCGACCCTGAATTTCTTCTCGCCCGTGCCGAGTTTCGGCGCTTCCTATTTACAGCGATTCAAATAGCGGGGATATTCGACGCAGCCAATGGACATGAAGGCCGCGACATCAACTGGGTTGAGGGGCGGCGTAGTCTGGGGTTCGATTTGCTGCGTTGGTCCGATGAAGGACAACCTGAAGCCCTGCGCACACCTAACGCGCTGGCAACCCTCAACGCAATCATCCTTGAAGCAATGAACACCCCCATAAAGGAGAAGGTCCGTGGCGGAAGATACGACGAACTTGGAAGTGAATGAAGCGCAGGTAGAGGAAGTGGTGGAAGAAACCACTGTTCTTGGTTCTGCGGTAGAGGAGACTGAAGCTGCTGAAGAGGTGGCTGAAGTTGTTGAAGGGCCTGCTTCCAAGGCACCGGAGAAATACGAACTTGCGCTGGAAGGTGTCGAACTGGACGCTGACACTCTGGCTGCTGCCGATCCTGTATTCCGTGAATTAGACCTGTCGAATGAGGATGCGAATAAGTTGCTTCCTGTCGCCAAGCAGTTTGCGGACAAGGTTGGTGAAACAATCATCAATGATCTGGTTGCCCAAGGGCAGGCTAAAAGAAAGTCATGGCTCAATGAAGCCAAGGCTGACGCTGATGTAGGCGGCGCGAAGTGGGAAGAATCTCTTCACCTCGCCGCAAAAGGCTTCGATGCTATCGGGTTCAAAGAGGGCCATCCTTTCCGACAAGCATTGGAAGAGACTGGTTTTGGCAACAATGTCCATATGATCCTTATGGCTCGTAAATTGGGCGAACTTGTTGGCGAGGACAGTCAATTTGTGAAGGGGGACGCTGCTCTCAAGGTCGAGAACGTTGCCGCTCAAATGTATCCCGAAGACGTGAAAGGTAATTAATTATGGCTGGTTTGGGTAATTCCTACTTGCAGCTTATCGACCTGATGAAGCGCAGCGGTGCCGATGGTTCTGTTGAGGCGAACGTGGTTGAGGCGCTGCACACTTTGAATCCGGTTATGAAGGATGCGAATGTCATCACTTGTAACCAAGGCACAAAGCATCTTTCGACAATCCGCACGGGCCTGCCCTCGGTGTCGTGGGGTCAGCTTTACAAGGGTATTGCGCAGAGCAAATCCACCACGCAACAGGTTGAAGACACGACCGGCTTTCTTGAAGGCCTTTCGACTGTTGACAGCCGCTTGCTGGACATTTCGAAAGACCCTGCTGCTGTCCGCATGTCGGAAGCGCAGCCGTTTTTGGAATCGATTACGCAAGAATTTGAAGACGCATTCTTCTATTCTGACGTAGGCACGGCCCCGACGAAATTCCATGGTCTGGCTCCGCGTTATTCGACGCTTGCAAGCCCGAACGTGGTTGCTGGTGGTGGCGTTGGTTCTGACAACACTTCGATCTGGTTCGTTACCTATGGCGACCATGCAACCTCGCTGATTGTGCCTGAAGGCATTACTGCTGGCGTGGTTCGTGAAGACAAAGGCGAGCAGCGCGTTCTCGATGATAGCGGCAACGCTTACTATGTGAAGGAAGAGTTGTTCCGCCAGCATGTCGGCGTCTGTGTGAAGGACTGGCGCTTCAACGCGCGCGTTTGCAACATTGACGTATCGAACGTGATTGCTGGCTCGGTTGCTATCAATCCGCTGATGCGCGCTGCCTATTACAAAATGCAGGGCCGACGCAATTACGCCATCGATAATGGCGGCGCAATGATCGGTGCAACTCGCACGGTTATTTACATGAATCGCACTATTCTGGAGGCGCTTGACGCTGAAAGCACGAATGATGGTTCGGCAGATAACTTTGTCCGCCTGCGTCCGATGGAAATTCAGGGCGAAGAAGTGATGACTTGGCGCGGTATCCCTATCCGCGACACGGACAACATTCTGAACACTGAAGCGGCTGTGGCTTAAGGAAGGAGCGAAGACATGATTTTTGATGCAACCCTTTTGTTCTCTGATGCTCAGGCGATCACCGCCGACGCTGCATCTACGAACTACATCGACTTGGGCGCAACCGGCACTCCTTATGGTGGTTCGGCGCTGGTCCGCGATATTGGTCCCGGCTATCCTATCCCGATTTCGGTAACGGTTGGCGCGGCGTTCAATACGTTGACCTCGCTCAACATCATTCTGGAAGTTGATGACAACACTTCGTTTTCTACGGCAAAGGCTGTTGCGCAGGTGAACTATGTTCTTGCCCGCCTGACTGCTGGTGCGATCTTGGATTTTCCTGATTACGTGCCGCAAGGAACGAATGAGCGCTATTTCCGCCTCCGTTATGATGTGGTTGGAACTGACCCGACAACCGGCACAATCACTGCGGGTATTGTGGCTGCGAAGCAGACCAACACGGGTGCGGCATATGGCGGCTAAGACCTACCGGGCATTGTCTGACGGTTACGCCGACAACACGCGCTTTAAGGCTGGAGAGGTTTTTACGACCGAAGCTCCCAGGGGTTTGTGGATGGAGTTGGTTGAGCCTGAAAAGCCAAAGCGCAAGGCCGAAAAGTCAATTGAAGATTGAGCGAGTGGGGGCTTCGGCCTCCCTCGTTTTTCCATTCCAGGCATAGGAGGCCGCTGTGGCCATCAAGGGTTTTAATGAGGCAAGAGCCGCGTCTGCCGCGATAACCAGTATTTCATCTGCAAATACATCAACCAGCATCATTGCTGCCAACACTTCGCGCTTGGGCCTGTCCATCAGCAACACCGACGCCAACATTCTTTACCTGAAGTTAGGTGGCGGCACGGCTTCCGCAACGGATTTCACGGTGGCTATCAGCGGCGCGACAGCAACGGCGATTGGTTACTACGAGGTGCCTTACGGCTTCACCGGAGCAATTAGCGGCATTTGGGCCGTGGACGGCACAGGCGCGGCATTGGTCACGGAGTTCACATAATGCCGTTGTTTAACCCAACGTCATCATTGCCAGAGTGGAATCTGGTAAACCAAAGCGGGCAGGCTATTAGCGGAAGCCCGACATGGACC